GGACGCGCGTTGAGGCGGAATTTGAAGGGGATAGCCTGATGATGGGTTATGGTTACGAGAGCGGCGACGACAGGGTCAACGCCATGATTGATATGATCAACGGCGGCGGCGCTGGGCGCGCCGGTGAGAAGTTTGAGGGCGGCGGGCTGCTGAGTATGCTTGGCAACGCCTTCGCCACGCCCTACGGCTCCGGTGCCGCCGCTGCGCCTACGTCGGGATCCGCACCCGCCCCGACCCAATACAGTCGCGTGGCACCTCCCCCGATGACGGCCCCGATGCAGGTTCAAGCGAACCAGTCGCCCTATGAGATGTTTGGCGGCCAAGCACCTGCCCCATATGCGGCGCAGTCGCCGATGGAAATGTTCGGGGGACAAGCTCCGGCACCGTATGCAGCGCCAGAACCCCAGTACAGTGGGCGCGGTTCCGCCGGTATGCCCTACCCCGAATGGGTTCAGGACGATGAGACGCGCAAGATGTTCGACTATCTCCGGGCGCAGGGCGTCCAAGGCTACTAATCAACCAACGGCAAGGACAGGCGCAGAGCATGGCTGGATTACTGGATTTCATCAAGACCCCGAGGTCTGACAACCCAAACCGGAAAGCGTCTTTGGCGGACCGGTCCCAGGTTTACAATCTGCTGGATAACATCATCGGTTTCAATGATGATCGCGTGACACCTGGCGAGGCGCTGGGCGCTGGGCTGCGTAATGACCCGATTGGCCTGCTATCCGGAGCGGTGCGTGGCGTTCAAGGCGATCTGAACAACCTGATGTTTGAGGGTCAGGCCATGCAGCGGCCTTTCGACGTGATGGGCTATGCCGCCGCCCCTATGGCACCGGGGGCAATGTCGGGGCGCATGGCCAATGTGCTGTCGTCTGGCGGTGCAAAGCCGACTCTTGATCAAATGCGTGCGAATGCTAGACAGAGGATCGCTGACCGAGCCAAGATGGTTCAGGATCTTACGCAAGACGCATCACCGGTTCGAATGAAGTCAGGAGATCTTTCTGTCCTTGTTTCCAAATCGCCCGATCGAGAAGGCTGGCGGGTGACCTATTTTCAGCCAGACGGATCACCCTCCGGACATGTAGATGCTAAGGATAAATCTGGTGCAGTGCAGCGCGCGCTAGAAGACCAGTTTACGCCCATTGCTGCTCGGCCTGCCCCCACCCCATCCCGCCCCCTCAACCCTGCCGAGCAGATGGCGAAGGACGTTCTGGACATGCGCGCGGCTGGACGTGCGGGTGAGGTGACGGAAGAAATGCGCGCCGCTGCTGATCCGCAGTATATGTATTTCAACACGCCACTGCCGATGGATGAAGCGTCGAGGATGGCGCGAGGGGTAGAGCAGGGGCGGCGTGATGAGTTTCACGGCACTACCACAGGGTCAGACATGGTTGCGCCTGATGCTTTCCGAGGTTCTGAAGCTCGGCAAGGCATTGCGTTTGTAACTTCAGATAACCCTTATGTCGCAAGCTCATACGCAGACCCCAGTTTTGGCTCTGTTTTTCCCATGTTAAACACGCCGCTGCCATCAAGCGCGCCGCGCATTGATGTGGGCGGAAACGTGTGGAGCGACATATCGGTTGATGCGCCTGTTACACTTGGCGACAGAGTTGTTACGGCGCGAGATCTTTCTGTGGAGCCTGCGGACGTCGGAGGGGTTTTAAGCACAAACCAGCTTTCACGCGGCGCGTCATTTGACTCCCCCGGAATAGAGTTTACTAACATTATGGACCGAAGCATTCACGCTCCACGCCCCCGCACTGACGACGGCATGGAGATTATGCGTGAGTTCCAACGGTTAGCGTCAGACCCATCAAATGTAACGATGCGTCAGGACACGCGCGGCATGCGTTCCCGCTTTGCCCTGTTCGACCCTGAGTTCAAACACCTTCGCAACCTAAGCGCAGGCGTCGGTGGAATGGGTCTGCTGGGCATGTCATATCCCCAGGAAGGGCAATACTGATGCCGCTTAAAAAAGGATCGTCAAGGAAGGTCGTATCTGCTAACATCAAGCAGGAAATGAAGGCTGGGAAGCCTCAAAAGCAAGCGATTGCGATTGCACTGCGTAAGGCCAAGAAGGGCAAGAAATGAGCATCTCGACCTACACCGAGCTGAAATCTGCGCTTGCTGACTGGCTTTTGCGCGATGATCTGGCTGCGGTCATCCCGACGTTTATCAGCTTGGCCGAGGCGGATATCAACCGGCGTGTGCGGCACTGGCGCATGGAAGAACGTGTTGCTTTGTCTATATCTGGACAACACACCGACTTGCCAGACGGCTTTCTTGAGGTGGCAATGATGACGCTGTCCGCATCAAGGCCGGTGCGGATGGAGTTGATAAGCCGGGGCGAGATGCAGGACCGCCGTGAAATTAACGCCAACACGACAGGGTTGCCGCAGTATTACGCGATCACCGGCGGCCAGATTGAGGTCTATCCGACCCCGAACGACACCTATTCGGTTGACTTTGCTTACATCAAATCCCCAACGGCGCTGAGTGACACCAACGCAACGAACTGGCTTCTGACGTATCACCCCGACATATATTTGCATGGCGCACTTCTTCAGGCGGCCCCATATTTGAAGGATGATGAGCGCGTCGGGCTGTGGGGCGGTTTGTTCAATACAGCGATTGAAGCGGCAAATGTTGCCAGCGACAAGGCGCGATTTAGCGGTACGACGCCGCGCATGAAGATTAGGAGCTATTGATGGCAACCTTTACCTACACGAACCCAACTGTCGGCGGCTCCGAAGATACTTGGGGCGCAACGCTAAACTCCAACTGGACCGCGCTCGGCGCGTTTTTTGGAGATCTGGACAGCACAGAGCTTGCGGTTCTGGACGGGATTACCGCATCGACGGCGGAGTTGAACCTGCTGACAGGGGTGACCGTCACATTGGCAGACATCACCGCAACGGCAGACGAATTGAACCTGCTGGATGGGGTGACCACGGCCACCGCCGCAAACTATCGCGCGGCTGACGCCGACAAGCTGTTGGTGGCTGATGAGGTGTGGGCGTCTGGCGCGGTGGTGCCGCTTACGGACGGCGTTGCAATTTCTGTTGATATGGCGACCGGGTTTAACTTTTCGGTTACGCTTGGCGGAAACAGAACATTGCTCAATCCAAGCAACCCCAAGGTAGGGCAGACGGGTTTTATCCGAGTGGCCCAAGATGGTGTCGGCTCTCGAACACTCACACTGTCTTCGTCCTATGTGACGCAGGGTGGCAGTGGGGTAGCATTGACAGCGACACCCGGCGCGGTCGATGTGTTGTTTTATTGCGTCTTAGGCACAACTGAAGTTCTGATTTCACCACTTTTCGGGCTAAGCTAATGCTTGTCGGTATGGTCATGTTGCCCCCCTCGCCCGTTAGTTCGGGCACGCAGGTTTACTCTGAACCCGGCTCGTATTCATTCACGGTTCCGTTCGGCGTGGGGTCAATAACGATTGAGACTTCGGGCGGCGCAGGTGGTGGCGCGTCCGGCTGGACGCAAGAAGTGCCGCCCAGCGAAAAGGGCTTGCCGACCACATATGTTGACCAATATGGCGGAGATGGTGGGTCTGCGGCCACCGCGACCTCTCAAGTGTCTGTCACGCCTTTAAGCACTGTTTCGATCACCGTCGGAGCGGGTGGCGCGGGTGGGGTCGCTTTCGGTTCGACGTGGTACAGCAGCAGCAATGCAAATCCTGGTGAAGCCGGTGAGGATACCACGGTGACGTATGCGGGAAGTGAAATTATCAGGGCGGACGCGGGCGAGGGTGGCCAAGTTCTTTCGGACGGCGCGGGCGGCCTTGCATCGGCCTCGACTGGCGACACAAAAACCAACGGCGTGGCGGGAGATGGCGGCGCTGGTGGGTTTGGAAATACTGATGATGGAGCCTCTGGCATAGATGGTACGGTGACAGTGACATGGTGATTTCAATCAAAGCTCACGGCATTTCAGAGTTCTTGGGTGATCGCTCAAACCGAAAACTTTTCGAAAGCATGGATGGTGAACGCAACTATCTCGCATTCGTCAATAAGATCGTTGGTTACGGGATGTCCGGTGGTCGCATTGCGATTGCCATGGACGGCGATGTGCTGGCAGGCTGCTACGGTTACAACGCAGTGACCCCGACGTCCGGCTGTTATAGCGAAGAATTTTTAGCAGAGGTCGGGCCCGACGCAGTGCTATCTTTCGCCCACAACATCTGGGTGAGGCCCGAATATCGCGGAACCGGCCTGTCTCAAGATCTGCGTTCGGCTTATACAGAAGACGCAAAGGCGCACGGCTTTACGCATGGGGTTGGGTTTATGCCGCAAACTGATACAATCGACAAATGGGCAAAGAGCCTGACCGATGTGCGTGTGCTGACAGCAAAAGACAAAAACGGCGGCTGGATTACCATTCGCTCGTTTGTTTGATTTTCGGAGTGACCTGAATGCCTTTAGTCCAACTGTCGCCGCCACCGGGTTTCAGATACCACGGAACCGACCTTGAAAGCGAAGGCCGGTGGCGTGAGGGGAGCCTTGTGCGGTGGCGTGACGGCTCACTACGCCCCATAGGCGGCTGGACGGATCGCTTTGGATCTGTGGTGTACGCTGCGGCCCCGCGCGGACTGTTGGCGTGGGAAGACAACACCGGAACGCGATGGATTGCGGCTGGGACGTACAACAAATTGTACGTCAGCACCCCGAGCGGCACGACCAGCGACATCACGCCCGCTGGGCTTGCGGTCGGCACAGAGAACGCGGAGGTCAATACCGGGTATGGGAGCGGCCTTTATGGCATTGGCTTCTACGGCCAAGCGCGGCCAGACACGGGCAACTATTCCGAAGCGACAACGTGGTCGATGGATACATGGGGTCAGTATTTGGTCGCCTGTTCTACTGCGGACGGCAAGCTGTACGAATGGCAGCTAAATACCGCCACGCCCGCTGCGGCAATCGCAAACGCGCCCGTTGGCAATCTTGGGGTTCTTGTAACCGAAGAACGGTTCGTCTTCGCCTTGGGTGCTGGTGGAGATCCGCGCACAATCGCGTGGTCTGACTTTGAAGACAACACGCTCTGGGCAGCGGCAAGCACGAACCAAGCGGGCGACATCCAGCTGCAATCTTCAGGCCAAATCGTGGCGGGCGTCCGCACGCAGGGGCAGTCTCTAATTCTGACAGATCAGGATGCGCACCGCGCGGTCTACGTCGGCCCCCCG